GGGCGCAGCCCGCGGCCTGAGCCACCCCCCCACCCGGCCATCGGCGGGCGCCGCGTGTCCGGTTCCGAGTGGCGGCGTCGTCTGCGTGAGTCGCCACTTCCGACCTCTTCGCGTCCCGCGTCATCACGCCAATTCATCCGGGTCGTAGGAGAAGGTGATGTCATCCGCCTCGACGCGGCCCGGGGCCGGCGGGAACAAAAACCGGGGCGGTCGTGAAGCCCCGCCCCTTCCGTCGCCTACCGCCTTGCGACGGCGGAGTCCGGTTCAAGCCTGACGGCTATCACCAAACGTCCCAGCTTCAACCGGAAGTTGAAGCTGAGGCTTCTCCAGAAACCCAGCATAGAGAGGTATCCCCCTTTCAAAAAGGGTGTTCGCCCCGCTAAAGACGAACCAGCACGAGGGGCTTCCCCGTGAAGACCTGACGGCGGGGATGGAGATTGCGGTTCCTCTGGATGCCGACTGGATACGGTGAGGATATTTTAACAGCTCCAATAAAAAAATGGCTCCTTTGGGAATCCCGATGTTAGCGGACAACGGGAAAAAGGGGCCACCTCTCTATGCAGATCGATTATACCACACGCCCCTCTTTCGGAGGGGCTTTTTTGATACCAGGAGGAAGCCATGAAAATTCACCTGCCCGACAAGGGGCTGACCCTCAACTTTCCGGACGGCATGACCGAGGACCAGATGCGCGACGCCATCAACAGGAATTTCTACCCGGAGAAGCTGCCTGCTCAGCCCCCTGCCCCCGCTGCGCCCCAACCGGCCCGCGCCATGCCGGAGCTTTCTCCGCAGCCCGCGACGCCGGAGGACTACTACCCGCCCGAGTTCGCCGCCTGCGACGGGATCAAGGTCGTTGACGGCGTCCGCATGGGTCAGCAGGATCGCGCCGCGTTCTGTCTGGCGTACAGGACGATCAAGGGCAATGACACCGCTCGTAATGCCCATGGTTCCATCATTCACATCCTGTACGGTCTGGTCGCTCAGCCCTCGGAGAAGGAGCACGAGACGGTAAACGATTCTCCGACGGCTGCGTCTTTGTCGTGGGACTGCAAGAGCACTCCGGTTCCGGCCAAGGACTCCAAGCCCACCTCGGTCATCGAGCTCGACTCGGACCTGGTGAAGAAGAAGGCGTTCGACGCCGTCACCAAGGCCCTGTGGGGCTCGACGGAGGCGGACTCCAAGCTCCTTCTCCCGGACGATATCTTCGCTCTGCTCAAGGCGAACCAGGCCTGATTCTGATCCCGGACCCAGGACCGTGTCTTCTCCTGGGTCCGGGATCTTCACGAAAGGACGGATCGTGCTCGAGCTTGAGATATCTACTGCCGAGCGCTTCGATGAGGAGCGAGAGGTCTTCATCCCATCTCGCTCGGGCAGGCTTCTCCTCGAGCACTCGCTGCTGTCCCTCTCTCGCTGGGAGGCTGAGACCCATAAGCCCTTCATCACCAGCGAGGAGAAGAGTTATGAGGAGACGCTCTTCTACGTCCGGTGCATGACAGTCAACAAGCCGGATCCTAAGCTTTACGATGCTCTGACTGCTGGAGACATAGCGCAGATACAGTCGTACATAAATGACTCGCACACAGCAACCACTTTTCAGGGCGGATCCCAACCGCAACGACGTCAGATCGTGACGTCAGAACTGATCTACTACTGGATGGTTGCTGCGGGGATACCGTTCGAGTGCGAGAAGTGGCACCTCAATCGACTTCTGACGCTTATACGAATTGCGGGGATAAAGTCCTCACCGGGTAAGAAGCGCTCGGCTCAGTCGATCTCGAACGAGTACTGGGAGCTCAACCAGGCACGTCGAGCCGCTGCCGGAAAGGTTTGACATGGATGTAAATGAGTATGCGGCGTCTGAGATGCGCTACTGGTGCAGGACGAATGACTTCGGCGGTGTCGGATACAGTCAGCCGAACCGTTGGTCTGCCTACGATAACAGCAACTGGCAGGGATATCTGACCGGTCCCGGCGAGGCCGACTGCTCATCATCGGTCTCTGGTGCTTACAATATCGCTTTCCACGAGTGTATTTCCGAGAACGAGCGCCCTCCCTACTTCCCGAGGTCCACTTGGACCGAGTCCCTCGTTGCCGAGGCTACCGCTCGAGGATTTGCCGACATCGGCGACAGCTGGACCGGCAGTACTCCGGACGGAGGTTTTCGTCCGGGGGATCTTATCCTTCGTACAACGGGCGAGGGCGGCCACGTGGTCATGGTTGTCCGGGAGTCTGATGACTCATTCATCAGCGGCAACCCGACTCTCGGGGAGCTGTGGATCGACTCCGCCGGATCCATCTACGGGAGTGACGGAGGAGACTGGTCGGCTGCGGATGACAATGGCGGCGAGTCCCGACTCACTCGATACTCCGAGCATCCTCTGACGCAGTCGGCTCAGTGGACGACGTGTCTTCGTTACCGTGGGCAGTCCGGCAGCTCCGAGAACCGATCGGCAGCAACCGGCCGTGCATTCGGGATCGATGTGTCCATGCACCAACGAGGGATGCAGCTCGCTCACACGGGCGCGTCCTTCGTCGTCGTCAAAGCGTCTGAGGGTTCGGGGTACGAGGATCCTTGCAAGGATGACTTCGCCTCCCAGACACTGGCAATGGGCGCTCGACTCGGGTTCTATCACTTCGCATGGCCGTCTGCGAACACGGTCGAGGAAGAGGTAAACACCTTCGTCAGTGCTATCGGGCCCTATATCGGAAAGCAGCCCTTCCTGTACCTCGACTGGGAGGACTCCGACGCCTACTACGACTACTCCTGGGCACGACGTTTCCTTGACGACGTGCACCGCAAGACAGGTATCAAGCCCTTCATCTATATGCCGGCCTCGGTGGCCGAGAAGGGCGACTGGGAGGACATTGCCAGGGACTACTGGCTCTGGCCTGCTGGATACCTGTCATCCGGGCCTTTTACGCCCGCACTTCCCGACTGCCCTTATGCGCCGTTCTCCCACGGATGGTGGACGCTTGCCTGGCAGTACGCGGGCGAGGGTCGAGCTCCAGGATGGAGCGGTGACCTGGACCTTAATGTCTGCTACCATCCGGATGTCCTCAAGGTATCCGCAGGAACGGTTCCGGATGGTGGCTCGGACTACACACCTTCTGATGACGAGGACTGGTTAGACATGCCTTCTGCAGTTGACTACCTGCGCACTATCTCCGACGCGATCACTCCGGGTCAGGAGGGCGTCAAGTTCGATGGCGCGATCTACAACAAGGTCAAAGAAGCCTTCAACACGCTGGTTCGTATCGAGAAGCTGCTTCAGGAGGGCGGCAAGAAGAGCGTGTACAATCGCCTGGACGACATCGAGCACTACATCGCCTCGGTGGACCAGCAGCTCAAGGACATCCGGAAGCTGCTCTCCGAAGAGAAGCGCGGCTGACGTCAAAATGGAGTGGCCATCCGATCTTGGTTATGCCACCATCACTGGTCAGCTGGTCTATGCCGATAGTGATGGTACTGATCCGGACCAGGCACCAGACATCGTCCCGGCAAGCGGCAGCGTCCTTGTGTCGCCGCTTGTCCCGAGCATCTCGTATCTGGGTGAGAAGGGTCACAAGGTCTTAGTCGCACGGGCAATTCGTGCTGATCTTGACGACGAGGGCTTTGTCACGGTTAACGGTCGTAGGGGAATCACTGTTCCGGCAGTCGATAGCGACAAGCTTCGCCCTCGAGGATTCGGGTACTCTATTACTATTCTGCCCGTATCTGGAACTCGACCCACGGAGCTGGTTGTCTATCCTAAGGCCGGTGATGTCGTGGATATTGCCGACCTGGTTCGAGCAGATGCTGTTGCGCCTGACTACACGGTTCCGGTCAATCCCGGAGCCCCGGGCCAGAAGGGTGATCCCGGACCTCCTGGCGAGAAGGGGCAGAAGGGTGATCCCGGACCTCCTGGCGAGAAGGGCCAGAAGGGTGATCCCGGACCTCCTGGCGAGAAGGGCCAGAAGGGTGATCCCGGAAGTGGTAAGCCGGTAACTCTTGTCACGGACAGGTCCGGATATCCCGGTTACTATGAGCTGCAGCTGGAGGATACTCCGGACGCCACGAAGCTCAAGTGGTTCTCCTCACCGAACTTCTCACCGGCGTATGTCACCGGTCCGCGCGATACGGGCAACAGGCGCCTCTGGGCCGTCTTCAGTCTCACCGAGGTAACCGTTATCGGCGGCACGAACGGCGGAGAGATCCAGGTTGAACGAGGATGGAACTGGTTCGGGAAGCTTCCGAATAACATCACTGTGTATGAGAACGCCTACGCGCCTCTGCTGGACAACAACTGGAAGATCTGCGGATACACCACTATTCGTGCTGCGGACTCCAGCGTTCGTGTCTACTCGGAGGCCGAGGGCGGAGTGTACATGACCGCCTGCACTGCACCGAGGAAGACCTGAGTATGGACGGAGCATCCCTGGAGTGGCACGGAGACTTCCAGGACACTAAGAACTGGTTCAAGAGGCTCGATGCTTCGGGGATGAGGTCCGTTCTTCAGGGCTGCGGACAGATGGGAGTTAACGCTCTCTCCTCTGCAACCCCTACTCGAACGGGAGCGACTGCTGCCTCGTGGAGCTTCGAGGTCAGAACTTCACGAGGCAGCGTCTCTCTTGTCTGGAAGAACAGCAACCGTCAAAATGGTGTTCCTATTGCCATCATCCTCCAGTACGGGCACGGCACCGGCACTGGAGGATACGTGCAAGGGAGAGACTATATCAATCCGGCGATGCGTCCGGTCTTCGATGAGATTGAGAACCGCGTCAGCAGACTACTGAGGTCGTGATCATGGCTACAATCGACGAGCGCGTCGTAAGTATCAAGTTCAACAACGGACAGTTCATGTCCGGAATCAAGGAGTCTCTTGCCGGAATCCGGTCACTGGACAAGGGGCTGCAGCTTGACAACGCGACATCGGGTATAGCCAAAGTTGCTGATGCGGCAAGGAACCTGACCTTCGGAGACGCGGTCCGTGGTGCGGCGAATGTCGTCGACAAGATGGGCCTCATGGAGGTCGCCGGCGTAGCGTCTCTGGCCGGAATCGGCGTGAAGGCCGCCTCGGTCGGCGCTGATCTGGTTAAGAGTCTTACCATCACGCCGGCTCTCGAGGGCTTCAGCGAGTACGAGCTTCAGCTCAACTCCGTTCAGACGATCCTGGCTAATACGGCGTCCAAGGGCGAGACCATCGAGACCGTCAATGCGGCGCTCGATGAGCTCAACACCTACGCCGACCAGACGATCTACAACTTCTCGGAGATGACGCGGAACATCGGAACGTTCACCGCTGCCGGTGTCGGTCTCAAGGAGTCTGTCTCCGCCATCAAGGGTCTGTCGAACCTGGCGGCGGCATCGGGCTCCAGCTCGCAGCAGGCATCGACGGCCATGTACCAGCTGTCACAGGCCATCGCCGCCGGCACTGTGCGGCTGATGGACTGGAACTCCGTGCAGAACGCCGGTATGGGCGGCGAGCAGATGCAGGAGGCGCTCAAGAGAACTGCTCGTGTCCACGGTGAGGCGGTCGATGCCGCTATCGAGAAGCAGGGGTCTTTCCGTGAGTCTCTCCAGGAGGGCTGGCTCACATCCGAGGTCATGCTCGAGACGCTGACCCTGATGACTGGAGATCTTGACGAGGCGACTATCAGGTCTATGGGTTATACCGAGGAGCAGACCCAGGAGATCATGCAGTTCGCGAGCACTGCTCTCGACGCAGCCACCAAGATCAAGACGTTCTCACAGCTGGTCGACACAGTGCGTGAGGAGCTTGGCTCTGGATGGGCGACTACGTGGCGACTCATCGTCGGTGACTTCGAGGAGGCCAAAGCCCTTTGGTCTGGTATCGGCAAGTTCATTACGGACATTCTGTCTGGTATTGCCAGCTCTCGGAATAACCTCCTGCTCGGATGGAAGGATATTGGCGGTCGCGTCGAGCTTCTTCGTGCTCTGTACAATATATTCCGCCTGCTGTGGGACCCGATTGCTGCTGTAGGCTATGCGTTTACGGATGTATTCACCGGACCCACCGCGCAAGGGCTCTACAACGTCACAAAAGCCGTGGCCGACTTCACGGAGCATCTCCGAATGTCGGAGACGGCATGCGATAACGTGTTTCGTATTGCCAAGGGCGGATGGGCAGTCCTGCACATTCTATGGAGCGTGTTCTCGGATGTAGCACAGGTTGTAGGATTCCTGTTTGTCACGGCCTTTGAGCGAGCCACCGATGTTATCAAGTGGTTCATGCTCGGAATCGGAAACGGCACAGGCGCGATCAGCGACCTGATCGTCAAGTTCGATCTGTGGTACAACAGCCTTGATCTTGGCGGAAAGGCAGTACATGCCCTGGGCCACGCATTTGATAATCTCCGTGAAGTGGTTATCTTCATGCGAAATCTCATCGGCTCCTTTGCCCTCGGTATATACTTTACGCCCTATGTTCACGTGTTCTT